ACAGATGGTAACTTTGATGAAGATAGAGGATACTTATTCAGTTACTCAGCATCAGGTTTGGACATCACAACAACAAGACAAACAGTATTCCTATTAAGACTAGCACCGTCAGTATCGAATGCATTGACAGGTGATTTAGGAGACAGAGACTTGTTGAACAGAGCCCAGTTGCTATTGGACGGACTAGAAATTACTTCAGATGAACCGGCTTCGGGTACTAATGGACAGATTGTTATTAATGGAATTTTGAATCCACAAAACTATCCAGTTGACCCAAGCGATATTGGTTGGACAGACTTAACTGGAGTTGCACAAGGTGGTCAGCCGTCATTTGCTCAAATTGCACCAGGTGGTTCAGTTACTTGGAACTCAGGTACAACAACTACCACAGCAACAGCACTTACAACAAACGCAATGACGTCAACAGCAAATCACTGGTTTAACTTAGGTGGTAACAGAAACTATGCATACTTTTTACAAAATGATTGGGAAAACAAAGGTCACGTAGTTGGTATGGAAGTTACATCTAGTCAATTCCCAGCAGGAACAACTGTTACACAAATTCAAGACAGAGGTTCATACTACTTGGTTTACTTCTCGCAAAGACACTCAGGTATAAGTGGCGGTCAAGCAGTAGATTTTAGTTATGGTGGAAATATTACAAACTCTAACTACTTGTTCTTCCAAGAAGCATCTTGGTTGGCACTTGGTGCTACAACAGGAACAGAAGTAGACTTTGCTACAAGTACAGAATTTCCAGCAGGTGCATCAGTAGTATCTGTTGCTTCATTGGCACAGTTTGGCGCAACAAATTACTATCGTGTAACGTTTAACCAATCCTTTAGTGGAACTATTGCAGGCGGTACAGCGATATCATTCCAGTTTGGTCAACCACCATACGCACAGCCAGGTCAGAGTATTTTCTCTTTCGTTGCACAGCCAGGTGAAAGATCAACATTATCACTTGCATCAATCCAAGAGTTAACAAACACTACATTAGGTGGTAGAGGTACTTTCCCTAATGGTCCAGACGTGTTGGCGATTAACGTTTATAGAACGGCAGGAACAGGTGGTGTTCCAGCAACAGTTACACTGCGTTGGTCAGAAGCACAAGCGTAATTCAATAATATTTTTTAAAGTAATTTTTTGGCTAGACTTTGTTGGTCAGCAGGACTGATTGGCGTTTTTTGTCCATCGCCAGGAATAACTCTGTAGTTGTCATCAGGATCATCCATTGTGCTAACTTCTGTAACACTACCAGTATCTGTTTGACAAATAAGTTGATGTGGCATCAATGGAGGATTGTGCCAAGTAGCACCAGTTTTCAATGGCTTTTCATATAACGTTGCTGTCTTTGTGTCAATATATCTTAATTTAAATTCACCATCATTAACAAACCAAGTTTCGTCTTTGTTTTTATGAAAGTGCATTGAAAATTTTGCATCTTTTTTAGTGAATACTAAAAACTTACCACAGTAATGTTCGTTGGATGCCCAAACAACTTCGTATCCCCAACCTTTTTCAATCTTACCTTCTTTATTAAAATTTTTCGACATATTGTTCAATTGTACTCCAATCTACGTTAACAAATTTATTTACTTTAGAATTGTCTGCCCGTGTGTAACTTTGGTAATGCTTTTTAATATTTTCTGGCATTGGTATTTCTTCTATTTTGGCATTAAATTTATTTGCCACTACTTCTGCCACGTGTTTAAAACTTACATTAGTGCCAGTGCCAACATTAAACACACCAGAGGTATCTGCTAACAGCATTTGTTTATGGACCTCACAAACGTCATGTACGCTTACAAAATCACGTGTATAATTTTCACTGCCACTAAAAATTTTAATAACTCCTTTTTGTTTTGCCTGTTCAATAAATTTACTGATCGGACTCATCTGATTTCCTTTGTGTTCTTCCATTGGCCCATAAACATTAAAATATCTAAATCCTTGAACCAAAACATTAAACTCACCTGCTTCTTTTACAAATCTGTCAAACAGATACTTGCTCCATGCATAAGGTGACTGTGGTGATACACCATCCTCTTCGTTAAATTTTTCTGTATTGCCATATACACTTGCCGAACTGGCGTATTGAAAATTAGTCCCCATCTGTTCACACATTTGTAACAAACGCATACTGTATTCATAATTCTGTGTTAAAATTTTATCTACATTAGTTTCTGTTGTAGAACTAATTGCACCTAAGTGAATAACCCAATCATATTTAGATGGGTCTGGATACACATTTGGCGTATATTCAAATCCTTCTACTGTGTGTTCTTTTTCAAGATGCTGTATTAAATTTTGTCCTATAAAACCAGCACCACCTGTAACTAATATTCTCATTTAAAAACCAAAGAATTGGAAATCACCTTTCCATTTAAATTTGTTGTAATAATCGTTGTCCATTTCAACCATGTTAACATCTAATTCATCATTTGTCAAATAGTGTTGAATAAATTCATTATTAGTTACATCAACGCCTAATTTTGGTGCTAAATGTTCTTTTATCCAGTTAGCATGAGTGCTTATTGATGGGTGCTTATCTTTTTCAATTTTTTTTCTTTTTGTAAAAAAACTAATAGGATCTTGATCTTTATAGGTAACATTTATCACTGGACTTTTTACATCATCAGCATATGATTGTATTGATTTTACCCAACCATTGTAAATGTCTTTGTTGTGTACAAACTCTTTATCTTGTAACAAACTAGGTACATCTACGCTACTTGTGACAGTCCATCTGCATGGTAAACTTTTTAAAAAATTTATAGTCATGCTAATATAATTGTGACTCATGTACATATAACTTTCTTCATTCCAGGTTTGTTGTATCCAAGGTTCCTCCACACTTTTCATCCAAATATTACCGCCTGCTCTCCAATTGCCAAAAGGCAATATACCCACTGAGTGCAGATCTAATCTATTGAAATCTGTAAATTGCACAACAACACAATCTTGTTCAGTAACTTTATTTTTTGTTAATGCTTCATTGACACGTTGCATTATTGCATTATTGCCAAGACCACTTATTGCCCAGTTCTGGTGTTCATCAAATTGATATCCAAACAAATCACTCCATGTGGGCCAGTAGTAATTTGTGTAACTGCAACCAAATGTAAAAAGTTTCATCTTAGTCTATCTTATCGCACCATTTAACAATTTCATTCCACTGTGCTTCAGACAATATATCTTTATACATTGAATCTTCATGGAATCTTGGAATAAAATTAATATTGAGTGCTACCCTTGAATTAGCATTTGTGCAAGTGGAACCTGAATGTTCCATGTTACTTGGAAACAACACAATTCTATTTGCTACACTTTCTACTTTATCTCCATCAGCAAAAGCAGTGTAACCATCATTTGTATTCATGTAATATATTCCTGTAATACTCAAAGGTACCATGCAATCACAATGATATCCATGCACGTAAATTTTTTCAGTTCTTGGAACCAAATTAGCCTTTATCCTTACAAAAGTATTAGGATGAATTTTATTAAAGATAGGAAACAACATCTGCCAATTATCCTGTTCAGTAACTATGTTTCCATCTTCCCGAAGCACATGATGGGTAAATTGATATTGATGTTTTTTACTTTCTTCTACAACCTGTGATTCGTCTACAACATAATTTTTAAAATACCAAGGAAAGTGTTCACCATAGTAACGGTCAATAATTACTTTTGATTCTTGTTCAGGCAACAAATTATCGATTATTATTTTATTATTTTGTATTTTTTTCTGCATTGTTTTTCACCTTCTCCATTATTTGTGTAGTAGAAAATCCTTCAACTGTTGGAAAAATTTTTACTTCAGCAAGTTCATTACCCACTGTGGTTTCTACTGTATAATCTCCGCCTTTTACAATAATGTCTGGAGAATATTCTTGAATTTTTTCTAATGGTGTATCATCTTCAAACATAACCACTTTATCTACCCATGGTAGTTGTAGTAACTGCTGTTCTCTCACATATGAATTATTGAAAGGTCGGCCCTCACCTTTTAATCTTTTTACACTGCTGTCGGAATTAATTCCTACAATTAAAATATCTCCCTGCTGTTTTGCAAATTTAAGCAGTTCAAAATGTCCTTTGTGTAAAATATCAAAGACACCATTTGTCCATACTACTGTATCTTCAATATCAGTTTTAGCAATTATTGAGACTCCTCTTTTTTGAATTATTTTTTGAGCACCTTTTACAGCCAATTCACAGCATGACACCATATCGTGTGTTTGTATGTAATGTGCAATCACAGCCAATACTGAATCTCCTGCACCACTCACATCTGCTATTTCTACTTCTTCGCCTTGAATATGTTTATGCGAATCTTTATTCACAACATGAATACCGTTAGCACCATCGGTGACTATAAGCCAAGTCCAATTATTTGCTTCGCAGTGGTGTTGTGCGGATTGAGTGTCAAACACTCCGAACCAGGATTCATATTCTTTCATATTTGGCTTTACTAAAAATGCACCAATGTATGCTGTAAAATCTTGTTTGGGATCTACATAAACATTTTTGCATTTTTCCAATATTTTTTGCACAGTATCTTTTTTGATTACGCCTTTGTTGTAGTCACTAACAATTACTGTGTCGCTTTCTGTTAAATCTGCAATTAATTTTTCCGCAGGAGTGTTTTCCTTGTATTGTTCTTCTTTATCCACTCTGATTAAATGTTGTCCGTTTTGACCTATAATTCTTGTTTTGGTAGTAGTATATTTGCTGTCCAAAGATAGATAGGATTTAACACTATTTTGCATCAGTATTTCACGTATTTTTAACCCTGGGGTGTCGCTACCCACGGAGCCATAAAGAGACGTGTGTGTGCCCAAATTTGACAGGTTTAATGACAGATTTCCAGCGCCTCCTACGTTATATTCTTTGCTAGATTCTTTAACAACAAGTACAGGTGCTTCGGGACTTACTTTTTGGCAGTCACCGTTAACCCACGCATCTAACATTATGTCACCAATAATTTTAATCATCTAAAAATTTAAGTATTTTGAATACTGTATCTAATTTTGTTTGGTTTACTTTTGATTGCAAAGTTTTTCTTAAACCTTGGTGTAAAGGTTTGGGCCAATGGTTGAATGTACACCAGGCAAATCCATCGTGTTCTTTATTTAATTTTGGTAAAAATTCCGGACCTACAACACAAAGGTAAGTGTGATACAAAAACGCTTCATCATTGGATATAAAAGTTTCCATTGGTATTGTTTTTAAAATTTTTACGTCACCAATTTCTTCCTTAATTTCCCTTTTTAGACCTGCCCACGCTAATTCATCAGTTGTGGTTCCTCCAACAAGTCCCCACACTCTGTTTTGTTTGCTTTGTGTTCTGTGTAGCAGTAAAAATCTATTGGTCTCTTTAGAATAGAATAATGCACCGCACCCAATAATCTTCTCGGTCATACAGTTAATTATTTAGAGTTGAATTTGCCAGGTTCCTTTACGATATTCACCTTCAAATGACAACAGCCATTGTTCCCCTGTCCACTTGTATTGAATTCCGGTATTTAAATTGGTAATGAATTTGGTTGTAAACCCTTCACTGTCTTTAAGATTTGCACTGGCATCAAATAAGACTGTCCATGTAGATCCATTCCATTCAACGATATCGTTTTCATTCATGTCAGTCAATGAGTTGTTTGTGTTTTTCCATGCATCTGCATCGTTGTTTACATCTGCAAGAAGCAATAGTCTTGTGCCTGTTTGTTTAATATCTGACGGATTGAATTTAGTTGGGTCTATGATGTAATCAACTGTACCTCTTGAAGTGACTCCTGTGAATACTGTATCTGTTGGAATCGTGTCTTCGTCCCAATTAATAATAAGTTGATTTTCATTAAGTTCGTTAACAGCAAAAGTACCGCTTACTCTTTGATTAATATCTTGTCTATTCAATAATATTCTACTTAATCCTGCATTGTATTTTCCTGGTAATGTTTTAATAATTTTATTCCAATTCACTGCTCCAGCAATACCTTTATCTATTACTTGACCAACATTATTCATTACTAATAAATCATATCCAATAGCAGTTGTGGCAATCACAGCATCTGCATCTTCTTTTGTTGTAGTACTAGAATCAATTGTGCCATCTGCACTTTTTGTAATTGTTGATTTAACACTTTTAGAATAATCATCTGAGTATGCTTGTAGTTCAGGCATAGTCTGTCCCAGGTCAATATTACCTGTTCTTTCATTGTATATACTTGCGATAATTTGTGTAACAACGCCTAATTTTTTTACTTTTGTTGGAGGAGATATGTATATAGGTGTTGTGAAATTTAAAGTAGCAACATCAATTTCAGACTCAGTACCTGTTGGAATACTTCTGCTACTAAAATTAATACTTGCAATTTCTACGACACTTAAACTTGTCCAATCAACATAGTTGTCTGTTGTTTGAATTTCTAAACTAGGATTAAACAACATTAAGATTTGCTCCATAATTTGTAATTTTTGTTCTGTATTTGTAGTCCATAAATCAACTGCAACACTCAATGTATATGGAGTTGGCATCAACCTTTCAACTGTATAATTGTTTCCTTGGGTATTAAGGTATTCATTATTATCACTGTCATAAGCACGTTCTCTAAGATGCACTTTAGAAATATAAGAAGCATCTGCAAGTCTTGATCTATCTAATTCTAAATTAGTGACGTAAACTCCCATACGAGGAGCACTCATTATTTTATTTTCACTGTTATCTCGCATAATATGAGCAACTTGTCTAGTAATGTCACCATACATCACTGGTATTGTTCGCAATGCACCATCACCATCTTTGAAATTAAAATTACTCATTAATCTGACAATTTGAGTAATATATCTACGTATTTGTCCGTCGTAAAAAAATTGCATTAATCTTTACCTTCTATTGATGTTCCTTTAAAAGGATCATTTTCTATATTTCTATTATTTTCGTTGAACTTATTTCCAGTTGGTTCATAATATGTTCTTACTTTACCCATATAAGACTTTGTAACTTTCTTAAGTCCTTGCGGCTTGGCAGTGTGTGCCATAGGTATTCCAGCAAATCCAAATAATTCTCTTATTTTCATTAATTATCCGCCTGTGGTCGCAACGCTTTAGAAAGGCTTTGTCTTTCTTGTTGTCTTGTTTTGTATAATTCAACATTCCATTTGCCGTCAAAAGGTATTTTTTCTTGCACATCACTTATAATAGGCAATGTTATAAACACCTTATTATTAGATGATGTAATCAAATTTGTATGATCGGCTATTGCATATGTAATTTCTCTTGTGTCTAATTTCAACAATAGAAAGTTTGCTGATGTAACTGGATACGGAATAGTTGTGGTAATTGTTGTTGCATCTTTTGTAAGAGTAACAACATCTGTAGCAACACGTCCAGAAAATACGTAATTGTTATTGTTTATAAATTTGGTTTTCATTGTGTTTCTCGTGTTTGTATTTGTCAATGTCATACGTAAAGCATCTTCCATTTTGACCCAACGTGAGCCATCATATCTGAACAATCTATTGGGCATAAAATCAGTTCGTAGAAAATAATCTCCTTTTACAGAACCTGTTGGGAAGGATATACCATGACCAAAAACTTCTCCATTTGGTGCTAGACCATCGCCTAGTAAATATCCATCATAACCCGTTCTTTCGGGCGTTTGTTCAACTCTATCTGCTAATTCATTGAGTGTAGAAGTGTCTAACTCTGTTGTATCAGTCGTAACTAACTCACGTTTTCCATTTTCATCAACCTGCAAAGTATATAAATGACTTGTATCATAACCGGATTTACTTGCATCTGCTTCTGCTTGTTGGACAACAGCATTGTTAATATTCATTTCTGTTTCATATGTAGAAAGAACGTCACGTAATGTTTTACCATCTCCGTTACCAGCATCTTGTTTTAGAATATCTTTGAATTCTTGTGAGTCATAAATTTGTTTTAGTTTAACTCTGTAAAGATGAGGCCACCAAGTTTGGCTGAATCCTTCACTTGCTCTGTTTACATCTTCAACAACATAAAATCTTTTCAATGCAACGTTAAAATCATTGAGAGCATATTCGTCTTTCAAGTGAGGCAATTCAAATACATCACCTGGCATAACTTTTCTTCCTAATGTTTTAACACTATAACTGATAGGTACAGTCATAAACAATGTGTCATTTTGTAGGAACAAGCCAAACTGACTCATGTCAAAGTCAACGTCTTGAACGTTGTAAATGCCTCTTAATCTATAAATGTTTTCGTCGTATTTTCTATCTCTATTCTCTAAGAACAGCAAATCTTGTATATTTGTTTCTTTCACAGCGTCATACCTAGGCTTATCAGCAGTGGCTTCGGATTCGTCTGGATTACGAGGCCCTAGATATTTGTGAACATAAACGTCTGTTCCACCCACGGTGAACATTTCGTTAATATTCTTGTCTAAAAACGTGTAATCTGGACCTTTTTCTGGTTTATATAAACTGATTCTCGGCATACAGCATATTTATTAATAGTTCAAGGCATATAAATATAAGAAATGAGTACGCAATTCAACACACAAAAACAAGAGATATTCGACTACGTTTTCCGTATGTTGGGTGGTGGTATGATCGATGTAGAGTTAGATCCAGACCACTACGAGACAGCAATTAAAGACGCATTCGACAGATATAGACAGAGATCTGACCATTCAGTGGAGGAATCATATCTATTCATGCCCACTGTGATAGATCAAAACACATACACTTTACCTAACGAAGTAATGGAAGTGAGAAAAATTTTTAGACGTTCAATTGGTTCAAGAACAGGTGGTGGAGATGGTGGTACACTGTTTGAACCATTCAATCTAGCATACACAAACACTTATCTTTTAGCAAGTACAAACTTGGGTGGATTAGCAACCTACAATGCTTTTGCCCAGTACCAAGAATTGGTAGGAAGAATGTTTGGTTCTTTTATAGAATTCAAGTGGAACAACACAAATAAAGAATTAACACTACTCCAAAGACCAAGAGCAGAAGAAAATTTATTGTTGTATGCATACAATTACAGACCAGATTCTGAATTATTAAACGATTATTTGGCACAGAAATGGATCAAAAATTACACTTTGGCAATATCAAAATATATGCTAGGTGAAGCCAGAAGCAAGTTTAATACTGTTGCAGGGCCACAAGGTGGAAGTTCGCTGAACGGTGATGCCCTTAAACAAGAAGCCTCTTCAGAATTAGAAAGACTGGACCAGGAATTATCGACACAAACAGCAGGTGGTGTGGGTTACAGTTTCACAATTGGTTAATTCATAGTTGACATTATCATAATTTTGTTGTAATATCGTAAGATATGCAACACAAAATGATTCCTTTATTTTCCGTGCCTTTGTTTAAAACAAACATTGGTCCATTAGACGCTATTGAAAGAACCTGGATTGATAGTTTAGAGTATCCACCAAAAGCAGTAGCAAGAGACAAATCAGATGAACATCTACCAATGGTAAACAGAGGAATGCACATTCTAAATAGTGGACAGTTAAAAAACACAAAAATAAAAATACAAAATGCACTTGAATATTTTACAAAGACAGTGATGGGTGTCGAACAAAATTTTAGAATTACAACCAGTTGGATTAATAAAATTCCAAAAGAGGATTGGATACAACAACACTCACACGCAAACAGTGTAATAAGTGGAGTCTATTACATAGAAACAACACCTAATTGTTCACCAATTGTTTTTAACAAACCATTTTTATACACAAATTTTATACATCAAACAGTTCAAATTACATTTGATGAAAACAATAAAAATCAATACAACAGTGATCACATTGGAGTTCAGCCCGAAACAGGAGACCTTTTATTGTTTCCATCGTGGCTAGAACACACTGTAAATCCACAACAACCAGATGTTGAAAGAATAGGGTTAGCATTCAATTGTTTTCCTACAGGAAAATTTGGAAAAGGAACTTATCAATTAGAATTATGATTATAGGAATATGCGGACTTATTGGTTCGGGCAAAGACACAATCGCAGATTACTTGGTTACAAATTATAATTTTAAGAAACTATCTTTTGCAGATAAACTTAAGGACAGTGTTGCCACAATGTTTGATTGGGACCGAGACCTATTGGATGGCAAGACAGACGAATCAAGAGCATGGCGAGAAAAGGAAGATGCATACTGGACCAAGGAACTAGGTTATAGTGTGACACCAAGACTAGTATTACAAAAGTTTGGCACAGAATGTATGCGTGACGGCTTTTATGATGGTATATGGGTAAGTCTTACAAAAAAGAAAGTATTGGACAATCCCGACATAAAATGGGTTATTCCAGATGTAAGATTTGATAATGAAGCAAAAATGATAAAAGAAGTAGGCGGTGAAGTTTGGTGGGTAAAAAGAGGCCCATTGCCTATGTGGTTTAGAATGTATCAAGACATAGGTCAAAAACCTGAAGATATACATCCATCAGAATGGGCATGGGCAAACGTACATTTTGACAAAGTATTGGAAAATGATTCTACTGTAGATGCTCTTAGAAATCGGGTACAAGGTCACCTTGCTTCCAAGTTACCCCTTCAAGATGCAATACCCTTTGGCAGTTAGCACACACAGTTTTTAAATTACTGTAAGACACATTATTCAAATTACCATCAATATGGAACACATCAAATTGATGTTTATATCTGCTTTTATGCCCACACTTATCACATGACTTTTTAGGTCTATACCCTGCTAACCACCACTTGGGCCAACCCTTCTTGCCTTTTTTCTGTTTTAAACATATACTACATTTCTGTCTATAGAAAACTTTGCCGTCCTTGTGATAATTAATTGCACACGGCTTTTGCTTACAAATGCTACATAAAGGCCTCATATACAGTATTTACCTAGCCTTTTTGAAGCCTTTTCATAACACTAAAAAGCCTGTGATTTATGAATTCTTTATAAATACAACAGATAAAGGAATTAGGAGATTATAAAATGGCATTAGTTTCACCAGGAGTTCAAGTAAGTGTAATAGACGAAAGTTTCTATACACCAGCAGAACCGGGCACAGTCCCAATGATATTTGTTGCTTCGGCACAAGACAAAACAAACAGTTCAGGAACAGGTACAGCACAAGGTACAACAGCGGCAAACGCCGGCAAAGTGTTCTTAATGACTTCACAAAGAGAATTAGCAGAAACATTTGGAGATCCGTTATTTAAAACTGATGCAAATAATAATCCTATCCACGGCGGTGAAACAAATGAATACGGACTACAAGCGGCTTACTCTTATTTGGGAGTTGCCAACAGAGCATTCGTTGTTAGAGCAAATGTTGACTTAGGTCAATTAGAAGCAAGTGCTTCTGTGCCAACAGCAAACCCACCAGCAGGAACTTATTGGTTGGATTCATCTATTACAAAATGGGGAGTAATGGAATGGAATGCGGCTTCTAAAACAAACGGTGGACAAGTATTCACAAGTAAAACTCCAATCGTAGTTACAAAAGCAACTGACCTAGCAAGTAACAATGCCGCAACAGGTGGTGCTCCAAAAACTGCGGTAGGACAAACAGGCGACTATGCAATAGTGGCAACAAACACAGCAAACGAATTATTTAGAAAAGACAATTCAGGTGCATGGAGACTGGTTGGTTCACAAGCATGGACAGGTTCTATACCAACAGCAGAAGGAACAGTAAGCAATCCAACTACTGTAGGTATAACAATGAACATAAACGGTTCACCAGTAACAGGTGGTGCAGATTTAGATGGAACAGTAACAAATATTAACAATGCGAACATTCCAGGAATTACTGCTGTAAATATTAGCAACAGATTGCAATTATTTGATGACAATACAAGCGGCAACGGCGGAAT